GCATCGACCGCATGATCCTCGCCCTCGGTGTCCAGATCCTCGGGGCGGTTTTCGTCGTGCTGCTGCATCGGCAGCGTTCTTATGCTGTCCCGGCAATGATCCACGAAGAACATCATCGGGTCGCCGTCCTCGTCGCCGATGAGCCGCCACCGGACCTGATCCCAACCACCCATCCGTTTTGGCGTAGAGACACGCGAGTTATCGGCACGCCGGAAATAGACGCCGTGTCTTGCAAAGATTTCACCAATGCTCGGACCTGACACGACCGCGAAAGCAGCAGGGTCCATAATTCCGTAAGCGACTGGTTCTCTGAAGCCTTTTCCGTCGGTCTCACGACGTACAACCTCTTTTGCCACGGCATCCGCTGGCAGCTTGAGGCCCTTGTTGGGGGATGAGGCCCCGTACCATTCACGATAACGGATAATGGCGTTCTTGGGGAGCCGCCTTTTGTCATGGATCATGTCTTCCTGAACGACCACCCACCAGCCGATGCTGAAGGGGCTGGCGGAGCCCCAGTCCATCGAGCGAAACCGGGTCCAGTGTAACGGAAAACGCGGCGGCGTGATGACGTGGCGGTTGGGGTCGAACTCGGGGAAGAACGCGCCCTCGATGATGTTCCAGTCGCCGTCCAACCAAGCCCTGACCAGCGCGGGAGAGCCCGAGGCCCGCAGGCGGTTGATATAGTTCGGATCGTTATTCAGCAGGCTCGGATTGTCCGAGATTTTCGCCGGGATGAATATCCTGATCAATCCCGTCTCAGCATCCTTGACCGGGCGGTACGCGCCGTTGTCGATGACCCAGTTCTTGACCCAGTGATGGCCGGGACCGCCCGGGTTGCAGGTCGCGCGGAACTGGCAGCGGGCACCGCTGGTGGTCCGCAGCGTCGCGAACAACCTGAAGATACCAGCAGAAGAAGCGTACTGGGTGAGTTCTTCCACATAGACGCGGGTGAGGCTCCAGCCCTGATAGTTCATGGCATCGGCATCGCTCTCCAGATACGCCATGTGAAAGACCGCACCATTGCGGAAGCGGAATTGCTTTTCCTTGTCCTTCCATTCGGCAGCGTCTCCGTACATCTGCCGGGCAACGTCGATGGTGTCTTTAAGATCCTCGCGGCTGCGCCGCAGCATCAGTCCCTTGGCGGCGGCACCCCAGTCCTCGGCGTGGCACCAGAACTCGCCTAAGCTTGCAAAACTTTTACCACCTCCGCGAGCACCACCGTAGACGACGATATCGGCGGGGCAGGTCAGGAAATGGTGCTGGGGGCCGGGTTGCGGCTTGAAGCCGGTGACGATTTTCAAAACAGATCCTTGGCGCTCGGAATTTTCTTCCCCCGTTTCGGTACCGGACCTTCGCCCGCCTTCGGCGGGCTTCGGTCAAGCCCCCGAGAGGCAGGTACCTGTTTCTTCCTGCGAGGAAGAGGGCCCCCGCCTGCGGCGGGTACCCTCTTACGCTTCGCGAGGACCCGTTTTTTCTTGAGGGGCGGGATGGCAGACGGTTCACGCCGTTGTATTCGTTCCGATACAGCGGAGCGTTGTATTGGCCCCAATACATCGGAGCGTGCGCGTTCTTGCGCCAATAGCCCGGAGCGCGCGCCACTGTTAGGGGTCCCAGTTACCGCCATCGCTGGGGCCCCGTTTTCGGATCGCCCGGGCACGTCGCGGCCGATTGTATCGTATGCGATGGGATCGGATGCGGCCGCGGTGCTGTTAAGTGCTGAAGAACGTGAATTAACTGGTAAGTCATTGATATCATTAGACATACTGCGAGATACGTTGCTCGTGGGAAGCATCTGGGAAGCATTCCAGTCTATAGGCTCTGCCGGATTATCCCGTGGCTCTGTCAGGTCTGGCGTCGTCGGCGACGATTGCGCCAATAGAGACGCGGGCGCAGCGCGGAGCGCTGTATTTGGGCCATGGTCTGGCGCGTTGACCGCTGTATTTGGGCCATGGTCTGGCGCGTTGACCGCTGTATTTGGGCTATGGTCTGGCGCATTGATTGCTGGCAGTTCGGCGATCCAGTCGCCGAGCGCCGTTTCGCTTGGCGCATCGGGATCGCGCGACGGTCGTCGGATAACCTCTAATGTCTGCCTGTCGTTTACATGACCGTACAGCCGCGCCAGGGACAAGCTTGCATTATGCGCCGCGTTGAATTCGCCCTCGTGGAAAGCGCTGCTGAAGACACGCTGCAGCATGCTCGTAACCTGCGGCAGCGTGACAACTCCAGTCGTTCTTCTCGCCTCTAAAATGGCTGCGGCGCGTTCCTGTATCCTTGGCAGCTGCCAAAGATTGGACGCAGCGTTGCGATGCTTCGATTTGAAACCCGCTCTTACAAACGCAACGCCCATAGATATGCCGTCAGTCACCATCCTTACGTAGAGTTCCTCTTTGGCATCCTGCAAATCAACGCCGAGCAGCATTGGACCTTGTTCTGTCCGACGGCGCATTCCTCTTGGAACAATTGCTGGCGCTTTTTGTACCATCTCGCCTCAAATAAAAAGGGTTTGACAATCAAACCCGAACCGTGGTTTACTCTCGGCGGGCACGAGTTGTGCCCGTGACCCTAAACCCAAAAACCAAGGATAATCAAATGTCTCATAATCTCGATATGTCGAATAATCGCGCCAACATTGCATTTCTTGGCAGCCGGAACGACGTCTGGCACCGTATGGGCCAGGAAATGCTCGCCGGTCAGACTATAGACCAGTGGGCCGCCGCAGCCGGTCTCGGCTGGTCGGCGGTCAAGGTGCCCGCCGTTGTCGCGTTGAATGGCGACGCGTGGGACCATATCCCGGCCGAGCAACGTTTCCTGCCCGCTCCGGACAGATCGTTTATTGTTCGCAGCGACAACGCCGGATTGCTCGGCTATGTCTCCGGTGAAACGGATGCGAGCGGTTATCAGATCGTGCAACCGGCCGAGGTTCTCGATTGGTTTCAGCGCTACATCGCCGTAGACGACAGATTTGCACTTGACGTATGCGGCTCTCTCGACGGCGGGCGGCGCATTTGGGCCACCGCGAAATACCACGGCGATGTCAGCATCGGCGGCGAGAGCCACGCGATGCGCGTGCTCATGAGCACGACCTATGACGCATCGGGCGCAACGATCAACCAGGCGACGGCAACGCGAGTGGTCTGCCAGAACACCATCCGGATCGCTCACAGCGATACGCGCGCGCAAATCAAAACGCGCCACTCAACGAAGTTTGACGCGGCGAAAGTCGGAAAAGAGTTGGCGCAGCTGGCGCAAGGTTTTGCGCAGTTTAAGGCCATCGGCGACGCGATGGCGGGCGTTGAGATGTCGGCGACGCAAATCTCGGAGTTTTTCAAGACGATTTTGGAAATTCCATTCGACGCGAAAAAAGACGACATCTCCTCACGCAAGGTAAATCAGTTCTCGGATTTGTCGCGTGCCTACTCAACATCGGTCAAGGAAGGTGCCGAGAAGAACAGTGTCTGGTCAGCGCTGCAGGCTGTCACGCGGTACGCCGATCATGATCGCAGCGTGCAGAAAGGCGCTCAGCTGGAAACCGTCGCGCGGTTCAACAGCGCGCAGTTCGGTAGCGGCGACGCCATCAAGGGCAAAGCTATGCAACTGTTGCTGCCGATGGTGAAAGACCGCGTGCTCGTTGCGGCGTAGTACGCTTCACATAGTGCTTTATGGCGGGCAGCGAAAGCTTACCCGCCATGGGGCGTTGCGAAACCCATAAACCCAAAAAGGAAAAACAAATGTTCGTCGTGATCTATCAACCTGAAAACAACGACCGCGTCATCTATCAGCGTCGCATGGGACCAAACGAAAAATTAGACCTGGACCGTTTCGCGCTAATTGGCGCAATCGAATGTGAAGCTGAACTAGACACTGCTAACGGCCATATCCCGAATTGTTGCGGCGATATCCGAGTAGAGTTCAGACCGCATCGCGACAACGGTCTGCACATCTGGTCGGGGCAATCCTACTACTTCAAACGCGAGGATTGAACCATGACATACAGGAAAGTAGGCGGTCTGCATTTCGTCCGCGTCTGGCGGTTCGGCTTTTCGTTTTACATCGCGAGGGCTGCTGCGAAGCTTCACCGAAATCCGGCGAAGCCGGATGGAGGTGCATCATGCCGGTAACCATCAAGACCAACCACCAGTGGCGCGACCTCACGTATCGCTCGGATGTGCCCGCCGAAATCCTCGCGAGCGAATTCGACTACCAGGACGCGGAAGAAGTCCTGGATGGTTTCTTCCACTATCGCGGCCACTGGTATCACCTGGATCAGTTCATGGCTGTGGATTATCACAGCGGCCAGAACATGTTCGCAGACGGACAATGGGACGGTTATACCGGTGACAGTTTTTTCTCTGGCGTCGTTATCAGGCTTTCCCGTGACGGTGAACAAATCAAGATAGGAAGGTATTACTCATGACCAGACTTTACAGCAACACGTTGACCAGAACCACGAAACCCGAACCGATGCTGTACGCCGACAGCGCTCGCGGCCAATACATCCCACAACATTTCGCCGAGACCATCCGGCGCAATGCTCTCCGCAACATCCGGCCGGAACTGCTCGA